CTCCGCCACGGGCAATATCCATTAGTTGTGCTGTTGGAACGCTTTGAAGCATAGCTTTGCGGCGCTGCTCTTCCATCATGTCAGACATCTTCTTCTGGTTGTCCAGTTGCTCGCCCATTGCCTGAGCGGATGTCTTGTCTATGGTAGCGCCTGCCTGCTGAGCCTTTATCTGTGTCTCCATACGCTTAGTCTCAGCGTTGAAGGCATCAATCTGGTTGTCAGCTTGGTCTCCGACAGTCTGGCTCTGGAGCTTCTGAGCTTCGATCTGGAGCTTCATCTGCTCGTTCTGTAGCTTGGCTTGGTCTATCTGAGCCTTGAGCATTTCAGCCTGAGCCTTCATCTGCTCGGCCTGTGCTAGAACCATTGCGGGGTCTGGCGCTTGCTGGCCCTGCATCTGCTGCTGAGCTGCCATCATCTCCTCTTCAGTCATCTGAGACTGTGGGATTAGGCCAGTTTGCAGCATCTGTGCGCGCTTTCTTTCAGCAATCTGAGTAGCCGCAGGCGTGTTGATGTTCTGTAGGAGTAGGTCGCCAGCTATCTGCATGAGCGAAGGATCAACCTGTGCCAGACTTGTAATGGCCTCAAGCGTCTCCTGCTGACGGTTTCTAAAGCTCGGCCCTGCCCGACAGATAACGTCATAGACACCGACCGACAGATCATTCACTACAACAATCTCACCAGTGGCGTTATCAATCACCTTCTGGTTTAGGTCTGCCATATCATACGAGTCGTCTTCACGGAGGACTCGGACAGTTCTTTCGGTATCGTAGACTTTAGGGATAGCGTCCTTAATCAGATTACCTGTAGCGGTAATAGCTATCTCCATTGCTCGGGTGTACTGGTAGGTGGCGTTGTCACCTTTGTTCTGTAGCTGTGTGATTGCCACGCCTGACTGAGCGTTGGGGTTGTCGCCCATATTGGCAGCAAACATACCCGATGTAGCATTCATCATGCCCTGCATCGCAGTAGCTACAGTCCTCAGACCAGCGTTGATCTGTGCGCCACCTTGCTGCTGTGGCACTGAAGGAAACTCTGGATCAGGGTTGAAGAACTGAACAGGGTTAGAGTTGGTGTTCAGTGTGGCTATCGTATCCTCATGACCAGCGGCCTGAGTAGGAGTCATCCAATACTTAGCCCGTGGTGCTAGTGCGCCTTCCTCAATCTCACGGGACATTGCGTAGTTCAGGACTCTCTGTGGGTCTAGCAGCTTCTCAACCACGCCCCAGTAGATTGTCTTGTTCTCGAATATCTTGAAGTTACCGTACACAGGAACAACAGGGATTCGGTTGAAGACTGTTTCGTTGTCATCCTCTAGCCAATCCTTATTGTCAAAGTACCTTGAGCAGACCTTGTGCATCTTGCGCTTGCGTCTGCGTACCTCAGTAACCCCTATGGCCTCAAGGTCATCCTTAATCTTGTCAAAGTCCTCATTGACCTCATGAGTCTGACCGTTGGACATCATTACCAATTCGCGGTCTTCAGACTCCACATACAGGAACTCACCAACAACAATGACCTCAGCCTTGTCGTAGTATGCGTCACCCTCACGGTCATCTGTTACGGACTCCTTAGAGCCTTCAGGCCAGCGACTTTCGTACTCATCAATAGCCATCGGGTGTAGCACAAAGGCATAGCGTGAATCGGACTTGTCTTGCTTCTCAGCAGCAGGGTCAAACCATACTCTATCCAGAGGGTTGGCTATCTTCTCAATGACAATATCCTGATCAAAGGAGTTGTCATCTGCGAACTTCTGGCAGACACGCCACGCATCAAAGCCACTGGTTACCATCCCACGGCAGGACTGTGCGTAGACCTGCTTAGCGTTGGAGATGTTCTCAATGTTTCTAATGATGCCGTCATAGGTTGCGGCGATGTCTTTAGTGCCGTTACCACCAGCAGGGGATACACGGATGTCAAAGTCTGCCTGCTCTATCTCTGAGGCGACCTGAGACACAATAGGGTTGACCTGATCGAACGTGTAGCGGGGCTTGGATTGGTTGGAGTTCCACCAGTACGGCTCCCACTGCCCATCCCTCTTATCAAGAAACAGATGCGCCTCACGGGCCATCTCACGGTTATCATGATCTGCCTGCTGGCACGAAGAGAGAAGGTTGACCACGCTCTGATGGTCGTCATACTTATCCTTATAGGCCAAGTCGTTTTCGGTGTATTCAGCCGACTCTTCCTTCTCTTCCATTCCGTTTTCGTATGTAGCCATAGTCTAGCCCCAGCCAGAGAAATTGATTTTGACAGCCGCTTGTTGGACTGCCTTTGGTGCAAACATAGCCATCATCAGCGCGTCACCCATATTCGGGGACGGTAGCTCATAGGGCTTCTTCGCCATATCTATTTTGGACATTATCTGGATTTTACCATTATTTGATCGCTTTTGCGGTATTCTGCACACTTCGCTTCGCAATTGGTCAAGCGTGGGTATATCACTGCTCAGAGAGATTAGCTCATCAGGATCAATGTACTCACCCTTGGTCACCGCACGGAAGGTTGCCTCAAACCTATCCCTTAGCTTCCACCAATACTGCGCTCGCTTGTTGAAGAACGTGTCCTTGTTGGTCTTGGAGTCTTTACCACTATACGGTACAGCAGCATCATCAGGAGTCTCTGAGCCACGGAACTGGTGCTTCTGCATCTTGGTGGACTCTAGCTCTTGGTCTACCTGTCTCTTGAGAGAGATACCCAACCCGTCACAGTCCCACACAAACCAGTCAGCCTGTGCGTCACGGGCCAGCTTCAATGCCCAGTCCATACCCTCATTGCTGTCACCTGTTACTTTTTCACACACATCCAAGACAACCGAACCCTTGCGTAGAGCAAAGCCCTTGGAGTCTCCGCCTTCATCAGAGGGGTCGTGTGAGGCTATCAGCGCACCAGACGGTTCAAACCCGAGCTTCTTGTGTGCGTCTATGGCTGCGTCATACCACTCCGCTGGGATGATCGAATCTTCAATGTCATCTAAAAAATGGCCTCGCCATATATGATCGAACAGGGCAGGTGACATCCTCTCCCTGTCGCTCTCCATCTCTTGCTTGAGGACATCAGGGACTAAAGGGTTGTCTGTGATATTGATCAGGACGATCAGGTGCAGGTCATCTTCGTAGTAGCCATCCCTGCGTAGCTGCTTCTCATACGGCTTGATGAACCTCTGGCTGAAGGCATCCACACTTGATCGTGGATTGGCGCTGAACCATATCTCAGAGCCTTCCTCACGGAGTGTAGGCGTAAGGGCCTTGAGGGAGTTGAAGGAGATAGTCTGGGCCTCTTCCACCCAGAACCTTTGGAAGCCGTGCATTGACTTCACGCCCTCTGGGTTTCTTGCCAGACCACGGAACTTAAACACTGGGTCTTCGTTCAGGAGTATCTGGTTGTTCTGCACCTCAAAGCCCTGAAGGTTGAGGCGTTCTATCTCTGACTTCAGCAGGGCATGAACTGAATCATCTATTGAATTCTGGAACTCACGGAAGCAGGCCGTCTTAATCCCCTTGGTCTGTGCGTCCATCAGGCACATATCAGCAAAGCTCATAGACTTACCTGAGCCTCGCCCACCTATGGCAATCTTGAAGCGTTTAGGCGTGTCTATGAACCGCCGCAGCTTCTTGGGGATTTGCATCTTAGGCATTATTTCTTCTTGCTCTTACCCGCCTTGCTGTACGCTATCGCTGCTGCCTGATCCTTCGGGCGACCCGCCGCTATCTCTTTCATGATGTTCCGGCTGATCACTGCCTTGCTCTTTCCCTTTTCTAGCGGCATTGAATATCCTCTCGTAGTTGTCCTGATACTTGCTCACGCTGTACTTGCGGGGTCTTGAGCCTTTGCCACCTTCCCACGGGCCTGTACTCATTCCACCACCTCAATAGTCCAATGGTTGTCTATCTCAATAGGATCACCGTCTCTACCAGTAACCTCTGTACGCTTAGTCTCTGTCCATCCAGCTTGGTGTGAGAGATAGAACTTAGCAGCGTTGATGTCCCCATCTAAAGCCTTTGCAGCCAGTGACTTAGCGACCTTGGTCACACCTAATGCTTTGCCTTTCCTGTACGCCTCAGAAAGTTCTGGCTGTCTTTCAAACGCAGCGCGTAAGGTATTGGGAGTACAGCCAAAATAATCAGCTAACTGCTTTTGGCTTAATACGTCAGCCAGCTCAAAGCATTCCTTCACTTCTTCCTCTGTGAAGACTCGTGGTGGCCTGTGTGGAGGGTTGCTCACTGCTTAAACTCCTGAAACTGATCTATACCTATGTAGAGACAAGGGTCTCTGTCCTGTGAATCATTCCGGTCAGCTCTACCGCCCATCTTTAACGTGGAGGCGCAGTCGTTGATATTCACAAAGCCAACCTTGTCTGTCCATTT